ATGATTCTTGCTTTTTCTTGGAACTCTTCAGAGAGTTCTTCGCCAGAAAGTAGAGCGTTAACATCTTCTTCGATGTCAAACTCTTCCTTCATTTCCTCTTCATCTTCCTTTTTAGACTTCTTCTTATCTCCTTCTTCTTCTTCCTCTTCCTCGTGCTCTGCCTCAGAAATTACTTCTTCAGTTTCATCAATTTCTTCTTCGATGAAATCTTCATCATCTAGTTCTTCCTCTTCCTTTACGGCATCAGTTTTCTTGATACCCTTCATAGGATCAGCACCTTTTGCGCCTTTATTAACTACATCCTTAACTTGCTTAAGAGGTGATCCAGCATCTTTAAGTTGTGCTGAACTATCGTCTGGTCTGTAATTATCTGGAGTAGGGCCTCCTAGATCTTCCCAATTGCCAGTTTGACCATCAGGAATACCTGTGGTTAATTTGGGCATTGGATCTCCTGCTTTAGCATTGGCGTTTACAGCAGTTCTGGATTGCTTAGTGCCTACTTCCATTTCCTGTAAGTTTTTACCACGAGACATTTGTAACTCTCCGTTTAACCTTTGTTAATTAACTATATTTATTTATAATTTAATAATTTACAATGAGTTTAAAAACTCATTAAAAAGATTTAACTTATGCTCTTCCAATTGCTTAGAATCAACTAAAGTATTAATTCTTTTTTGAAAACCGTATACTTTTTGCTCAAGAACTCCATTATTCCAAACCCATTCGACACCTTCCATAATTCCCTGAACAAATGCGTCAGGTGCAGAGGGGTCGGCAACAATGTCGGCAGCAGTAGCAAGCATAAAATCTTCGCCTACTTCTTTATAACCTTTGTTGTTTTCTTTCAATGAACCAATACCACGGGAAGAAACGCCAAGGCATACTCCATCTTTAAGAAGTGATTCCGCAATTCTTCCCATAGGAGTGGAAAGAATTTGAGCTTTACCGATCCAATTATTACCCTTTTGCTCAAGAGCAACAATTTTATGAGAAACCCTATCGAGATTTACAGTAGGTCCATCAGGGTGACCGAGTTCTCCTAAAGCACGACCTTTTTGAACATAGTTCTCATTGTAACGCTTTACTTCCCTTTCCATAATTGAAAAAGGATACATTCTCCCATTACGATTTACACACTCACTTTGAAGAAAAACACCTTGAATATAGAACTTTTTATTGTTACCAGTTCCTTCTGTAAGAACTTTAACTTTTTCTATTTCTTCCGTAATTAGTTTCATTTTTAATGAATTTGGTTCGTTATTTATATTTATTATTATTGGGAAATTGGATCATTATTCTCATCATAACGTTGATATGTTCCTACACCTATTGGTGAATTATTTTCGTTATGTCTTTGGTATGTCCCAATACCTATTGGATTATTATCTTCATCATGACGAACGTAATCAACATTAAAATCTTCATATGATATTGCAGTCCAACCTTCATTTTGCCCAAATTGAGTAACTGTAGTAAATCCGGGTTGAGGTGATATTGGTTGATTATTTTCGTCGTGTCTGATATACATTATTCTTCTGTTTCTATTCCAGCATTATCAAATAATGATGCGGCAACTGCAGGTCTTAAAGCATCAATTTTTTCTGCAGATTTTGCAAACAAAATATCCTTAATTTTATCGCTAATTTGTGAAGGTGACTCATCCGTCACAATCATATTCATAAGTTCATCCATATTTTTAAGTAGTTAACTATATTTTATTTAGATTCCTTTTTCGGTAGGAGGTTCTACACCCTTTTCATTTACACCAGGATCTATGGGAACTTTTCCAGAAGAACCATTTATAGCATTTGGATCTTGAATGGGCATTCCAGTATTTGGATCAATTGGAGCATTTGGATCAGGAATTTTACCAGATTCAATTTCTTGTTGGATTAAAATATCTTGCTCTAGAATTTCTTCATCAGTCTGACGAAGAATTTTACTCCTCACATAATTTTGAGAATAATATTTACCAATATAGGGTTCTGCAGTAGCAGCCATGTTCAACCTTTCGGTCATTAGTTCTGCTTCTTTAAGTTCTGAGAAGTGATTATCATATAAGAAATCATATTGAATATGCTCTCTCATTACTTTCCAGTCATCTGGAGTAATGATATTCTTAAGAATCAGTTGAGTTCTTAGCATATCACTAAACATATTGGAAAATCTTTTTCTCAATCTTCCAACAAATTTTGTAAACTTTAATTCATCGCGAAGGATTTCCGAAGATCGACCAAGGTTAAATCCTCCTTCGCCACCAATTCTTGTGGGAGGAACATTTAATGATCGATAAAGTTTTTCTTGGAAATATTTAATATCAGTAATTTCTCCAAGATTTTGACCACCAGGAAGAGTTGTAATTTCTGTACCACGACCTCCTTCTCTACGAGGTAACCAGAAGTCCTCAAGCATACTCATGAATTTTTTATCATCACGGATTTCTCCGGTAGATGCATCATAAACAAGTTTGTTTCTATAACGCATCATTACATCACGTAAGTATTGCTCCGCTTTTACTTTAGGGAGATTACCTACATCAATATAGAAAATTCTTCTTTCTGGAGCACGAGATAATCTGTAAATAACAAGACTATCTTCAATCATTCTAAGTTGATTTAGAGATTTAATTGCTTTATGTAAATATGATAAACAAGTTCCTTTATTTCTATCTACTAATCCCGAGGTGCAATAAGTTATAGAATCTCTTGCTATTTTCATCCCACCATTTTGAGAAGGATTAGTTGCACTTTGACCACCAAGTGCCCCCACTGGATATGATCCCTTTGGATTAAAAACGAAATATTCCTCAATTTCAGGAAAATCGTAATCCATTGGATTATTAATATTAGTCTTCACATAATTAGAACCATCATTTTTTTTCTTCTTTTGCTGTCGCACATAGCGCATTTTCATAGCATCTATGTAACGAAGTTCTTGAATCCCTTCTTGTGGATTTTTTATATCAATTACTTTATGATAATATAATCTACCATCAATATACCAATTTCTATAAATTTCATGAGATTTCTTATCAAAATCTAATAGTTCTAAAATATATTTAAATTCTTCTCTAATTTTTTCCTTAATACCATCACTTGCATTTAGATTGGATAGTTCAATTTTTATTGGAGAATCGTTGGTATCTGAAACAATTGCTTCATTTACAATATCTTCGATTGCACTATCTACTTCTGGATGAAGCGCCATCTCGCGATAACGCTTAATCATATCAAATTCAGTTCTGTATACGCCTTCTATATCTACGTAAGAACCAAAAAATCCGCTCGTTAAATAATGGTCAACCCCGTCCTCATTATTTTGAGGAACGGGGGACACTACTCCAGGAGACTGGATATCTTTATCGTCAATTGAAAAACCAAATAGTCTTGCCATTATTAAATTTTAACTTATTTTATCTATTTATTATCCTTGTGCAGTGTTGCTACCAGGAGCTTCAGGAACCCAGTATTGAACTTGGAATTCAACTGTAAATTCTTCAATTGTGTCAGAAGTATCATAAGAAAGATCAATTGCAGAAATATTAGTTGGGAAAATATCATAGAATTTATATTGTGCTGCTGGAATAAGTCCTTGACCTTCAGCATTACCAAATCCAGTGGTTGATGCTTTTCTCTTCAATTGCTGAACAGTTGCATTGACCATGTAGTCTGCCGGATTTGTAGCACCACTACCATCACCATATTGACCAATAAATTGCATCCATGTTTCCATGGTATTTCTAATTGAAAAATCTTCATCATTAATGATAGTTACTGTCCAAGTATCGAAAGTTCTATCACCAGCAACTTTCATGATGCGCCCTCTAAAGGGAACATCAATTGGTGCAATATTTGAAGCTGGAAGTGCTGCTGCCTTTACCAACATTTTTAAGTTGTCTATCTCAAAACCAGCAGCTGCACTTACACCTCCTGGAAGACTTGGGATGGATACTTCGAACAGGTTAGATCTTGCTCCACCCCCCTTGAGTGCTTTTTTAAAGTCCTGAATTGTGTGTGGCATGGTTAGTTTCTCCTACTAAGTAATTTATAAAATATATCAAACAGTTCCTGCAACTTCTTCAAAAGATACTCCAGTTCTTGTTGCAACAAAGGTTAGAGTAACGTAGTTAATTGATTTAGCAGGCTTCAAGAAGATGTCAGCTCTAAATTCATTATTATCAATTACATCTGGAGTGTTATTTGTTTCATCACACTTTACGAGGAAACCATAAAGACCTCTCTTCGCTTGAACATCACGTAAGTATGGTTCAACAATATTTACGAAGTTTGCTCTTGTAATCTCGTCATTGAGTTCGAAGAGTTGTGCCTGTGCTGTTCTCTCCAAAGCCTGTTCAACAGTTAAGAACAGTCTACGAACATTAATTCTATCGAATGCAGATGCATATCCAAGAGCAGTCTTATCTCCGAAAAGTAGAATTCCTATTCCAGGTTGATTAATGATAGCATTAATTCTTTGTGGATATAGTAAGTCTCTTTGTGCTTTAGTTGGGTTATATGCCAACTTAATAGCATTATTCAATATTCCTCTTTGCTGACCAGCTGGGGAGAACCATGGGTATGCAAAAATACTTGTTCTTACGCAAAGACCAGCAACATCTGGGTTACATGGAATGTAACGGAATCTATTATTAAATCTATCATAAGTGTACTTATATCCGCTATCAAAAATTGCATAAGATGTAGAACCTAGAGGAGAGAAAAATTCAATAATATTATTTGTTTGAGTTGATGTATTCAGCACATCAACTACGTCTGATCTGTGAGGTGAAATTACAGCAACACAATCCTTTCTTCCGTTAGCAATAGAAATTAAATGAGAAGCTTTTTGTTGTGACTCTTCTTTATTTTGTAATCCTGGACCCATAAGCAAGTAATCAACTTGGATTTCATCTCTATTATTAAACAGGTCATAAGATGTCATCAAGTCGCCAAGAGTTGCGGTAAAGCTTCCAGTGCCGCCACCTTCAATATAATCAACACCACCTTGCAACTCATAAGTTGCATTTCCAAGTGCTGAGAAAACCTTATCTTGTGCAGGTTCATTCCATAAACCATCTGCAATAGTTAGAGGTGATTTTGTATTTGGAAAAAAGGAAGTTTGATAAATTTCTTCATTATTACTTTCATCTGAAGGATTATCTCCAACATAAAGATATTTTGAATATTGAGCAATATAATCTTTCCAGAAAATTTTCTGAGGAGAATTTACAGCAGAAACAGCATCAGTTGCTTTAGAGAGATTTAAATGTTTTTCTAATAGATTCGCCTGAATTCCAGTAACAGAACCATTATCATCGATTACTACTACGTGTAAGGCGTCATTTCTACCATTTCTATCTAAAACATATCCATTAGATATTGGTTTTGGTGCAATAGACTTCCAGAAAATTCTTCCGTTAGTTAAACCTAAAGTCTGTTGATCATACCAATCTAAAACACTTCTTTCAGAAAGAGATACTGTATGTACTCCAGCTGAAATTATATTATTTTCATCTGTAATATAAAGTGGATTACCTGGTCTTATTGAAGATGCCTGATTTCTTTGCTTATATGGAATAAAAGTATCAGCGTCAGTACCAATTGCCACTCTAGAGACAATTTTTACATCAATCGCATCTTCTTGAACTCCAGTAATTATACCCTTTAAGTGACCACTGAAGCTAACAGTTCCTGCAGTTCCAGGTAAAACAACATTATTGAGAGGTACTGTTACAGCAAATCCAACTCTACACTGCGAAGCTACAGTTGATCCAACTGAAATAATCTGATCTGCTTTATCATCAATAAAACATACTTTTAAGGAATTTGACCAAGTTCCTGGATTCTTTGCGGCAAAGATATAGGATGCAATATCATCAGCAAAATTTGCTTGATAATCGTCAAAGTTTTTAATTTTTAAACCTGGTTGTCCAACTGTAGAAATTCCACCTGTTGTGTAAATATCACTTACACTGAGAACTAAGTTACCATTTTCGATATCAGAAACGCTAAGAACTAAAGTTCCAGCGGTTCCAATACCGGTTGCACCTAATTGTGAGTTTGAAATTGTAATAGTATTGGATGGTGCAAAATCCAATCCTGCAGAATCAATAGTTATAGTTGTAGGTACTCCAAGAGTATTGATACCTACAGAAAGCTCCAAATTAGTACCTATACCACTTGTAGTATATTGACCATTAGTAATAGTGTAAGTTCCCTGTTGTCTATAAGTGCTGAGACCGCCACTTGCCCCAGAAGTAACAGTTAGTTCAGATACTGGACCAAGACTAAGTGCTCCTAACTGTGAGTTTGGAATTGTAATAGTATCATTTTCAAAGAAAGAACTACCACCTGCGATAATACTTATTTCTGTAGTATTTCCAGTTGAACCAATTCCTACAGAAAGCACTAAATCAGTACCTATTCCACCGGAAGAGTATTTGCCATTATTAATTCTGTATGTTCCTTCTGGTCTGTCAACACTGAATGAGTCACTGTTACCCGAAAGAATAGTTAGTTGACTAACTTCTCCAGTTCTAAGTCTTCTTGCATTAGCATTTGCCAGATCGACACCATCAGTTCTGACTACTTTAAGCACTCCCCCGTATGATAGGAAAGAGGAAGCACTCATCCAGTATTCATACTGACCATCTAAATTTTGGGGTTTACCGAAAACATTTATTAAGTCATTTTCGGTTGGAATGTCAATAGCTTCATCTACGGGACCAATTGCAAAAGGACCTGCAATTGCACCTATATTATCTAAAACATTATCAGCTCTTCCTACAGTAAGGTCAACCTCGCGGATAAGAACGCCGGGAGATAATTGAGGAGTCGCCATTTAACTTTTCTCCTAAGTCTCAGTTTATCTAAAAAATATTTATTAAAACCTTACTTTTCACGGGGGAAATGTGGCGCGAACAGTCCTACCAGTCAGGATATTCCCACTTTGTCTTTGGAATACGTTTTTTTCTAGAATTAATTACCCTCTTTTTAGTACATTCTTTACATTCATATGAAAAAGAAGATGACACTGGACCTCTATCTTTTCTAGATCTGTAAAATTCACCAATTAAATTTTTAGTTTGATTACAAACTCTACATGTTCTTTCGTATAAAAACAAGTGGTCAAAATTCAAATGGTCTTCTAAGTCCATTAGAGATAATTCCACATATAAGATAATTCTGCTTGCTTATCTCCATATTCATCAGTGTACCATCTATCACCATCACTATCGACAAAAGTACTCTCATCATTTACACCATCAACAATAAAACCAAAAGGGGACATATCTTGTTCTACTTGATTTTTTTGTTCTTCGTATATCTTCTTCCTTATATCTTGGTCTGTAAGTTCTTTGAAATAATCTTGTAAAATCAACCAAGAATACATTACCAAACACATAACAAGGTCATCATTCCTTCCTTCTTCCGCTTCAAAAGAATTTCCCTTCTGAATAAAAGTTGTAAGTTCATTTATTATTTCAAAGTCATTAAACGTAAGTTTATTGTCTTCAATAAGTGTTTTTAAATTTAAACAACCAACTTTTTTGGTTGTCTTAGACATTTTTACGCCAAGTTGAACTTTTTTACCAGAAAATCCTTGACCTAAAATTTGCCCTGCTCTTCCCCTCATAGAACTCATGAGAAGATTTGGATATTCTAAATCATAATGAAGTCCAGCTGCTACTTGATCCCCGACATCATTAACTTCGCATAAAACATATGCTTTATTATAAGATGTTGAAACCTCTTTTATAATTTGTGGGAATAATATTGGTCTTATTTGATTATTTCTATACTTTGCAACTACTTTATGTGGAAATTGTGAAACATCTATTACAACAAAAGCAGAAAAATCTTTTTCAACACCACGGGCAACGTCAACAGTAACTACATAAGTGTGATCTTCTTGGGGATCTTCATAAACATCTAATCCAGCACTAGATGTTTTTGGTTGATCAAAAATTAATCTGTTTAATACTGGTCCAGATATAAGTGTATCTGATGAACCAAGAAATAAACATTCAAACTCTTGTCTCCATTGCGATTCACTTGTGTTCGCTATGGTAGTTCGTTTGAATTCTTCATCTCTACCTGGAACGTCTGTCCAATGAACTTCAATAGGAACATATTCATTTTTATTTTTTTGTGCATCATCCCATAAACGATAAAAGTGATTCATACCATATGGAGTACTAACCACAATCACTTTTGATGACTGACCAGATGTAATTACAGGATATAC